TATTATATTTATAAAATAAAATTAAATAGAGCATATACAGTATATTGTATACAATATTCAAAGGAGATGATAAAAATAAAAGTAGAAGCAAAGGATATTCCGTATATTCAAAAATTTATGACTGAATTTTGGAAAGCTATAAAAGATTTCTATTCAGCCGAACTTACAGACGAATATTCCAAACAGGCTACTGATCGTCTGATAGAACTTGGAGAGTATGCGGAAATGTGTCCTGATGATAATGATAAACAGTTTATTAAGAATTGTCTAGTTGCTTTTAATAAATTATTAGATTCTAGGCAGAGGGAAGTGAGAAAGAATGTACAACACTAAGAATAAATACGAGCAGGGACAGGCGCTTAGAAGAGAAATCTACATGTATGTAGTAAGCTACTTTAAACTTGTTGGATACGCACCATCGGTCAGCGAGATTTGCGAGAAGGTAGACGCAAGCAGAGCTACCATCTGGAGACATTTAAACCAGCTTATTGATGATGGGTTGCTTAAAACAGCACACCCGAGTACTGATAGAGCCTATGCTCCGACAGGATACGGGTTCGGAAAGGTGAAGAAATGAACAAAATGCGTGAATATGAACGTGGCAGGGAAGATGGTCTTGACCTTGCTAGGCGAATCACCAGAGAGGGCGGTCTTGAAGCCCTCGAAAAGGAATGCAGATTCAGGGGAGTAACAGGAATACATACTTCCCTGGCAAGAAAGGACCTGGACAAAGCATCTGAAAAGATCAAACAGCTTGTGTCGGAATGCTGTGTGATCATGGCGATAGCTGTTCTGCATGATGAATTTGGATTCGGTCAGAAAAGATGCCAGAAGTTCATGGCAGGCATGGACAAAGCTTCGGACTATATCGATCAGGGCTTGGCTGAATGGATTGATTATGTGCAGGCTATCAAGGAAGAACTGGGAATTGAATTAAGCTTTTCAGGAGAAATAAAAAGACATGCAGAATAACGGACAGGTAGCATTTGGATAGGAGAAAAATGAAGTTTAAGCATAGAAAGGAATAACACTTATCCTCGTGAAACGAGGTTCCGCCTAATCAGAATAGGTTGGGTAAAATTTGATAAATGCTAGACTGGAATGCCTTGGTTCTCATGCGTAGTGCAGAACAGACTAATGGTCAGAGGTAATAACTCCCAAGGCTACAAAGCAGATTGTAAAATTGCCATACGGATATTTGTAGTATGGCGTGTGAAAGAATTAATTGAAAAATCCATAGATAGATTGAAACTGGCAAGTAATATTTCGCTGAAACATTACAACAAGCCACTTGTATGTGAGTATTCCGGAGGAAAGGATTCGGATGTACTTCTGGAACTATTCAGAATATCTAAAATCCCGTTCGAGGTACATAATTCGCATACTACTGTCGATGCACCGCAGACAGTAAGGCATATCAAAAATGTGTTTTCTGAATTGACAGAAAAAGGTATTAAATGCGAGATCGACTATCATGTGCAGGAAAACGGCAACCGTCTTACAATGTGGAATCTTATTCCCAGAAAGCTAATGCCACCTACCAGAATCGTTCGGTATTGCTGCTCAGAACTGAAAGAGGGCGGAAATCCAAACAGAATGATTGCAACAGGCGTCAGATGGAACGAAAGCAGCAAGAGAAGTAGCAGAAGCCCATTTGAAGTATTAGGGCAGACGGCAAGTAAAAGCATTGGCGTTTCTGACGAGAAAATGCTTATCACAGACAATGGCGATACTCGAAGGTTGTTTGAAAATTGCCAAATGAAAGCAAAGACAGTAGTCAATCCGATAATTGATTGGACAGATCAGAATATCTGGCAGTTCATTCATGAAAGAAAAATTCATGTTTGTGAACTATATCAGTGTGGATACGACAGGCTAGGCTGTTTGGGATGTCCACTTGCATCAAAGAGTCAGAGAGAAAAGGAAATGTATGATTTCCCAAAGTACAAGCAAGCCTACATTCGTTCCTTTGACAGAATGCTTCAGGAACGCAAACTACGTGGAAAAGATACGAAGTGGAGTTGCGGCGAAGAAGTTTATCTATGGTGGATGCAAGACAACAACGTAGTTGGTCAGATGGAATTATCTGATTTTATTGAGTATTGAGGAAACATAAATACAGAAATCATGGCGGACCGCACAATAGCGTGTCAGTTGCTTACATGAGGAAAGCGAGGATGGAAATGGAGAAATTAAAACCTTGTCCGTTTTGTGGAGAAGAGGCGCAAATTTTTACCGATGATGAAATGGGATATTTAGGTAATGCTCAGTATCTTGTAAGATGCGGTAACTGTCTTTGCGGTACAGGACATTATAACAATCCCGAATATGCAATAGAAGCATGGAATAAAAGAGCGAACAACGAGGAGGACGCGAAATGTTAATCAGAAGTCAGAATAGAGAAGTATTGATTAATCTCAATTCTATGGCAGGCACTGAAATTGCGGAAGGACCTATAAAAACAATTATAACATCATACATAACCGGATGCAGTTATCTGCTAGGAGAATATTCGGATAAAGCAAAAGCCATGAAAGTACTGGATATGATTCAGGAAGCTTATAGTGAATATCAAATCATGTTGAATTTCAGTGTAAGTTATCTTCACGAATTTAAAGAAAAAACAGATGGATTTGCTATCTTTCAGATGCCAGAAGATTCGGAGGTGGAAGCATGAGTGATACAATGAAACTTGTCCAGAACGAAGATGGCACATTTAGTACATACGATGATACCTATGACGTTGTAATACATTGTGAAACGGAAGATGAACAGAAGAAAGTTATTGAGCGTTTGTCTATTGACTGGATTCCTGTCAGTGAGAGACTACCGGAAGCAAGCGGTACGTATCAAGTGACTTGCATGGACGGAAGAATATATCGTTCAACCTATGCGAAATTCCAGTGCAAGTTGAAACGATGGGAATTAACTGGTGCTAGGTCGTATTGGAAGGTCATAGCCTGGATGCCGCTTTCGAAACCATATAAGGAGAACTAAATGGGAAGATGTAAATTAGAGTGTCCGGACGGTGAAACACAGTGCTGCATCTGCTGTACTAAGCAGGATTCTTGCCAGTGCAGATGTGATGATATGGACAGTTATGAATATGCGGAGGAGTGTGAAGAATATGAAAATTAATGAATTAGGCTTAACAACAAGAACGCACAACATACTATTAAGAGCAGGCCTTACTACCACTGAGGAAATCAAAGAAAAATCAGATGATGATTTGAAAAGAATCAGAAATATGTCTGAGAAATGTTACAAAGAGATTAAGCAAGCTGTGTACTGTACGGACTGTAAACGCAGTATCTATGGAGAATATCATGATTGCGACATCAATACGGAAAGCGGTGGGAAATATCTCCGTGGAGATTGCGAGTGCCATTGTAAAGTATTTATGGAGGAATAAAAAATGCGCTTAATAGATGCAGACGAATTAATTAAATACATTAAAACTTGGGAGATTGGGACAAGTATTAGTTCCGACCAGAAAGAGTTTATTGATTGCGTCAATGAGCAACCGACAGTTTTTGATGTGGATGAAGTTGTTCAACAGTTGGAAATGTTAATCGAAGATAAAGTTTCAGAATCGGGTGACGATTGGTATACAGCCGAATGCCTGAATGAAACAGTTGAAATCGTGAAAGGCGGTGGAGTTGAATGAGAGAAATTCTTTTCAAAGGAAAGCGGATTGATAATGATGAATGGATTGATGGGTATTATCAGAAAAGACATGACTTTTTAGGAAACGAAGAACATTTAATCTTTTATGCAGACGGTCATACAGTATGGGATCATGCGGAAGTTAGCTCAGGAACCATCTGCCAGTTCACAGGACTTTGTGACAAGAACGGGAAGAGAATCTGGGAGAACAATGTTGTTTGGCTTGTTTGTAATGGTGAAGAACATGTTTATCAGATAGTTTGGGATAACTCTGAATTAGATTTTAAAGCGACCAATGGTGAAGAAAATTACGGATTGAATTTTGAATATTTACTATGTTGCGATGAAATTGAAGTTATTGGAAACATTTTCGACAATCCAGAATTATTACAGGAGGAACACAAATGAGTAGTGCAAGCGTAAGATTCGGAACAAAAGCGTATGTATGCGCAAGGTACTTCCTCAGACCGGGAAAGTGCTTCAAATACATGGACCAGTGTGGCGAGGATGCCACAGAACACGTCTATGAGGTCATAGCGTTATATCCTTATTGTGTATTGTTAAGAGATACCAGAAACGGAGTCAGAACTTGCCCGGGATATAACACTTTGAGCCTGATGCTGAGAGGAAGTGAAGTAAATGCGTAAATCAGTGTTAGTGATGAATGCACCAGAGAATTGCTTAGATTGTAGATTCTGTTATGAATTAGATGAAGGTGTTGAAGCATGTTGTTCAATTTCAGATGACGATAAAGACACAAGTCTCATGAAGAAGATTGATTGTGAATATGGATATTGTCAGGGCAAGCCTGATTGGTGTCCATTGAAGCCACTGCCGGAGAAGAAGGAAGAGGAATATTGGAGAAGTAAACTTAGTCTTGCATGGATTCGAGGTTGGAACACTTGTATTAGCAAAATTACAGGAGGAGGAAATTCTGATGATTGATTTAAGAAATACATGTATCTTGGTTAAGACAGAAGAAGAAAATGAAATGCTTCTCAAAGAAGCTGAGAAACAGGGATTTCATTGGTATTCGAAAGGCAATTGTAAACCATTACCAGGACAACATTTTCCAGATATTTTAAAATTTTGTAATAACAAAGATGTGGTGCACAGCGTACGTATCGGAGTAGAGTGTGATGCTTTCTACGAAGCTTCAGAACTCCTCGGGACAAAAGAAATGACAGCAAGAGAGTTTGCTAATCGTATTGCAGATATAAGCAATTGCAACGGAGATTGTTCAGAATGCGTATTGTACTTCACGAACACTAAGTGTAACCGTAGTTTGTGTAATGTCTGCAACTGGAAAGATGACATTGATGAACTTCTTGAAATTGCGAAAGCAGGAAAAGCGACAGTTCTTACGCCTAAAGAGAAAGCAATTGAAGATATTGAAAAATTTATCGAGAATCCAGACCGCACAGCGTTGAATGATGAATTTGTAGAATCGCTGAAGTTGGCGGTGGAGAAGTTGAAGGAGGTGGAGTAAATGGATAGCAAACCTACACCAGACATAACGCCAAACCTTGCTATATCAGCATACCACGTACTACAGCAATATTGTACTGGACAGCCAGTGGATTGCAAAGGCTGCGGATTCTACGAACACTGTCCAGAATGTTTTCGAGGCATGCCATGCGACTGGAGTTTGAATGAAGAAGGTGAAATAAATGAAGCTGAGAAAGGCAACACTGATTGATTACGGAGTGCCGCCGGATGATATACCGACATTACAAAGCCACTTGCGGAATCTTAGTGAAAGCGACAAATACAATCTGTTACAGGTATCTATCAAATATGCACCTGGCATTGAATCACAAATCTACGACAGTATCGTAAATAGCATCGGCTATCGGACAATGGAGAAGATCAGGACGGTTCCTGCAACAGAAAACGATTTCTATGGCTACAAACGAAAGGTCATGGCGGAATATTATCATTTAGCCAAACTGATTGGCAGACTTTAAAAAACTTAAAAATTTATAAAAGTGGTAGAGAGCTAAATCTCCCCAGTGTGGTATTATATTTGTATATAACTGCTATACTGGGGATTTTTTTGAATTGAGGTGATGACATGGCGAACTTAAAAGCAGTTACAAGAAAACTCCAAAAAGCTATATTATCCACCGGATTAATTATAAAAATCGGAACATCACAATTCTACAGCCATGAGCAGGAACGATTAATTACAGTAACGATCATATCAACACCAGTGCTTAGACCAACAAAACGTGGTGAATGGAAAGATTGTGATTATGAAATATTACGAACTGCATCCCAGTATGATGTGGTTATGTGCCTAAAAGAAATATGGGAGGCAGTCAGAAAATGAGGATAGACAGAGGTGATTAGATGGACTTAACGCCTAAACAGAAAGCGTTTGCAGATGAATATATCAAGAATGGCGGAAATGCATCTGATGCCGCAATAAAGGCTGGATATGCTGAGAAAAACGCAAGAGTGATAGGAAATCAGAACTTAACAAAACTTAACATTTCTGACTATATAGCTAAAAAGCAGTCTCTCATCGAAAAGCAAAAAGGCACTGATATCATGTCTCTGGCAGAAATCCAACAGCGCCGCTCTATGATCGCAAGGGGTGAGCTGAAAGATTCGTTCGGTTTTGCCCCGGACTTCTCCGATCAGCTAAAATCTATGAATGATCTGGAAAAGACACTTGCTATCAAAGAAACAAAAGAAGAACAGCAGAGGATAGCAGAGAGAGCCAGACTGCAAGAAGTTTATCATCTTGATCTGAGTGTTGTTCCGGATGTATTCCACAGGATGATTCGGGATATCCGGGCAAAGAAGCATTCGGAGTATATTCTTCCCGGTGGTCGTGGATCTATGAAATCATCCACAATTTCTCTGATCATTCCAGAGCTGATCAAGAATAATCCAAATATGCACGCCTTGATTCTTCGAAAAGTCGGGAACACAATAAAAGATTCTGTTTATGCTCAGATGAAATGGGCACTGGATAAGCTGAACCTGTCAGAGGAATTTACCTGTAAAGTGTCCCCTATGGAGATTACATATAAGCCTACTGGACAGAAGATTTACTTTCGTGGTGCTGACGATCCATTAAAGATTAAGTCTATCAAACCAGAGTTTGGATATATTGGCATTGTCTGGTTCGAGGAGCTTGACCAGTTTGCCGGTCCTGAGGAAATACGAAATATTCAGCAGTCTGCGATTCGTGGTGGTAACGAAGCGTACAAGTTTAAATCATTCAACCCACCGAGAAGCAAGAATAACTGGGCAAATGAATATACGGCAGAAGCAGAAGAAAAAGATGATAGCGCGCTGGTTGTGCATAGCACATATCTTGATCTTGACATTGAACAGGAATGGCTAGGCGACATCTTCCTGGAGGATGCTGAACATCTGAAAGAGACCAATCCAGATGCTTACAAGAATGAGTATCTAGGAGAAGCTAACGGTAATGGCGGAAATGTATTTGAATATCTGGAAATTAGAGAAATTACAGCCGAAGAAATCAGTCATTTTGACAGAATCTATCAGGGGTGTGACTGGGGATTCTATCCGGATCCATTTGCTTTTGTGCGATTCTATTACAATCACAACAATGATACATTGTATTTCATAGACGAAATATATAAAAACAAATTAACAAACAGAAAGTCAGCAGATATCATTCTTGAGCGAGGATATACAGACTTTGAAATCACTTGCGATTCTGCAGAGCCTAAATCAATCAACGACTTTAGAGATTTTGGCATTCCGGCAAGAGGAGCAATTAAAGGGCCGGGCAGCGTAGAATATTCTATGAAGTGGCTTCAGGGCAGAAAAATCGTTATTGATCCGAAGCGAACGCCGGGAGTGCATAAGGAATTTACAAAATACGAATACGAACGAGACAAAGACGGAAACATTATCAGTGGTTATCCTGATAAGGATAATCATTTAATAGATGCCACACGCTATGGCTCAGAGAAGCTGTGGAGAAGGCGAGGTAGCAGCGCATAATGGGACTTATAACAACACTAAAAAGGTGGTTTAACATGATATTCAAAAAGCAAGCCGAAGAGGACTTTAATATTCAGGCGGCAGAGTTTCCAGAGATGGAATCGCTGATTAACCGGTGCGCGAACATTTACAGGGGAGTACCGGAATGGTTAGATGATAAGAATAACATCAAGACGATTAATTTTGCTAAATCTGTCTGTTCAGAAACAGCTCGGCTCGCAACATTGGCGATTGGCATTCAGATAGATGGTTCTGCAAGGGCAACATGGTTACAGGGGCAGATAGATAAAATATATTTCCAAATACGTCACTGGGTAGAATATGGCTGTGCTTACGGAACCGTGTTCATTAAGCCGAACGGTGAGAGCCTTGATGTGTTTACTCCGGCAGATGTGATGATTGTGGATTACGATAATCAGGAAATCAAAGGGATTATATTTAAGGATTCTTATACTGTTGGTAGAAAATACTACACAAGGCTCGAATATCATAGATTTGTTGAGACAACAGTGGACGGAGTGACAACCTATCCGTATTATGTTTCAAACAGAGCCTATGTATCAAAATCCCCTCAGTCAATCGGTGATAAGATCGACCTCAAACAAACCAAATGGGCTGACCTCATGGCAGATACTCCGCCGATTCTCAAAGCAAACGGTGAGAAACTGGATGGGCCATTGTACGGAGTTCTGCGGACTCCACAGGCGAACAATGTAGATATCAGTACACCACTTGGCTTACCGATATTTGCAGAAGCAATTGAAGAATTGAAAGATCTGGACATTGCATATAGCAGAAACGCCGGAGAGATTTTTGATTCGCAGAAGATTGTTCTGGCAGATGATAGGCTGCTGATGCCGAGCGGCACACCTGTATCAGCCATGTCACCGCAGGGTATGGAGAACAGACGTAATGAGATGAACTTACCGCACTTTGTCAAGAATGTATTCGGACAGGACGAGAAAGAGTTCTATCAGGAAATCAATCCGGTTCTCAACACAGATACTCGTATAAGCGGAATAAATGCCCTCCTTGGACAGATTGGATATAAGGTCGGATTCTCTAATGGATATTTTGTATTTAATGAAAAAAGTGGAATACAAACAGCCACAGAGGTAGAAGCAGGACAACAGAGGTCTGTACAATTTATCAAGGACGTAAGAGACCAATTAGACAAAAGCATAAAACAAGTAGTATATGCGTTGAGCGTATATGCAGATTTATATGGATTGGCTCCAGTCGGTGCATATAAAGTTCAGTGCAACTTTGGCGAAATGGCATATTCTTATGAGAGAGACCGAGACAATTGGTGGAAGTATCGCTTACAGGGTGACTGTCCTCCTTGGATGTATTATGTCAAATTCGAAAATATGACAGAATCCGAAGCGAAAGCAATGGTTAAAGAAGCCCAGCCAGACGAACCAAAACTGTTTGGAGATGAGTAATTATGTTAAGCCCAGAATATTTACGCCGGATAACAGAGGGCAGTGAGCAGATTGCGGAAGAACTGCATCAATATATCATCTCTGAGATCGTGTCGAGAATGATGGCAAGAATCGGCAGGGGTGAGAACTATATTCTGACCAATGCCGATGCGTGGAGAATCAGAACGCTACAGGAATCCGGTGAACTGTTAGAGGACATTCTGGCGGAACTATCCAGATACGCCAAACGTGAACAGCGGGAACTCCTTGAAGCGTTTGAAGATGCCGGGATCACTGCTCTCGATTATGACGACAAGATATACAAGGCGGCAGGATTAAGCCCTGTACCGCTCGAACAGTCGCCAGCCATGATAAGGCTCATGGAGCGGAATATGCTTGCGACTATGGGCGAGTGGAAGAACTTCACGAGAACAACCGCAAGCGCCGCTCAGAGGCTTTATATTGAGCAATGCGACCTTGCATACAATCATGTGATGACTGGAGCAGTTGGGTATACGCAAGCCATCAAAGAGGCAGTTAATAACGTTGTGAGTGATGGTGTTACTGTCACATACCCATCTGGCAGAAAAGACACGATCGAAACAGCAGTCGCACGTTCTGTCAGAACTGGCGTGGCTCAGGCGTGTGCTGATATTCAGTTGACAAGAATGAAAGAAATGGGATACGGTTTAGTACTGACATCGGCACATATAGGAAGCCGCCCAAGCCATGAAGTATGGCAAGGGCAGGTATTTTCTATAGATTGGGAAAAACTAAAAGAAATTAAGCCGGAGTTCTTCAAGGGGCAAGATACATCAGAATACCGTAAAATGTCAGAACAAAAAGTAAGCCGATATCCAGATTTTATTGAAAATTGTCATTATGGCGAAGCTGATGGAATATGCGGAGTAAATTGCAGACATCATTTTTCGGTTTGGGCGGAAGGAATGCCGAATCCCTATGCAGAACTATCAGCGCAGGATAAAGCCAACAAGGGAAAACAGTACGAAAAAGAACAGCGGCAACGTACTTATGAGCGAAGAATCCGCAAAACGAAGCGAGAAGTCCTTGGACTGCAAGCAGGAGTTGACAATGCACCGAACGAAAAGGCGAAATTTGCATTACAACAAGACCTTGACCGGAAGTCTTATCTTTTGCAGAAACAAAATGCTGCATATAAAGATTACTGCAAAGACAATGATCTAAGAGAGCTGCAAGACCGACTCACGATAGCTAAGTGGAACCGCCAGAACGCCGCAAAAGTCAGAGAAGCGGCAAAGAGATATAAAACAGCAAAGGGGATTGACTGATGGATAGATGGGAATATTATAATCCGAATCCCGTTAAGGATAAGAGAACAGGAGATTGCGTTGTCCGGGCAATATGCAAGGCAACCGGTTTCGACTGGGAAACAGTATTCGCCGGATTAATGGTACAGGCGTGCGCTTTGTCAGATATGCCAAGTGCAAATTATGTCTGGGGAGCGTACCTCTATAAACGTGGGTACAGACGCAAGCTGATTGAACAATCAGAACGATATATCTATACAGTCAACGACTTTTGCACAGACCATCCGACAGGCACATACATTCTCTGTATAGATGGACACGTAGTGACGGTACAGAATGGCAAATATTACGATACATGGGATAGTGGTAATGAAATCCCGGTATACTACTGGGAAAAGGAGTAGCTAAATGAGCATATCAGAATTTGTACAGATCTTCCTCTCTATCTGCGGAGGGATATCCATTGTCGGAGGCGCGGCAGCCGTAATCTTTAAGTGGATTACTCCGGCATTTCGACTCAACAAACGAGTTGAGACACTGGAAGAACATGATAAGCGTGACTTTGAGAGTCTTCAGAGGATCGCGGAACGTGATTCATTGATTTTGGAAGTGCTATCAACCATGTTGGATAGTCAGATTAGTGGGAATAATGTAGAAGAATTAAAAAAAACAAAACAGAAACTTACAAATTATCTTGCGCAGAATCAACGTTAGCATTAGTAAGGGGTATGCTCATGAAATTATATGTGTTCACGAAGAAAGATATAGACAGATTCTTGATAGAGTGTAATTTCACACCGGACGAAGAAAGACTGTTCCGGCTGAGATGCAAGGAATATACGCTCGAATACTGTGCTGAACAGATGAATGTGAGCATATCTACCGTAAAGAGATTAAGCAGAAGAGTAAACAGTAAGATTATAAAAGTATGCTAAAAGGAGAGGCAATTTACCCCTCCTTCTTTTTATGCAAAATCTTCTTTTACAGCTCTTTCAAGCAATAAAATTACGTATTCTGGTGGATTTCTTTTACCGCCTTCCCAGTTTTCAATTGTCCTTTTGGGAATTTTGTATTTATCGGAAAAAGCCTGCTGGCTTAACCCGGAAATTAATCTAATTTCTTTGATGCTCATATTGTTCCTTTCTTTCTTCTTTTTATTTCCAACGCTTCACAATGTCTCCGTCGTAATGATCGGGCGCGTCCTCGTCCGGATTGATGCTTTCCAGCACGTAAAACTCCGATCTGTGTTTCTTTTTAAACCTTGTCAGATTTGACCATTTTCCCTCCGCTTCCAGAATGGCTTCTTCTTTGTTCTCAAATTCATCGATGAAACAATCACCGTCTGTATAATCCATAATTATATACTTCATTTTCCTGCATCCTAGTTAATCCCGGTAACCTTAACTCGGGTTTGTAAAATATCCTCCGTGGGCTCCAGGATTTCAAAGTCAACGATAAGCTCCTCGCCGTCCTGATATACGGCGATTGCTCCGGACTCTAACAGCTCTTCCCCGTCCCCGTCTCCGTACCAGAGCTGACCGAAATAGTATTCCTCTCCGACCTCTATTGTGTCGTTCTGTCCGTAAACGTAAGATAATGTGTTTAATTTTATCATTTTTTATTCCTCCTTGATTTTTTGTTCTTCCCTGTTTCTGATGTTATCATACCACTCGGTGGGTGATATGTCAATACTTTTTTGATACTTTTTTGAACTTCTTAGATTAATACTTTTATGCAAAAATATAATCAGAAAGGCGGTGTATAAGATGGCATTATATAATAATCCTTATCAATATAGCTTTGGCGTCCCTGGGCAAATGAACCAGTTCCAGCAACAGCCTGTCCAGATTCCAGCTCAACCAGTACAGCAACCACAGCAGAATAATAGCGGTATCCTGTGGGTATCCGGCGAAGTCGGCGCAAAATCCTATCTGGTAGCACCCGGGACAAGTGTTTTGCTGATGGACAGCGAAAGTGAAAAGTTCTACATAAAATCCACAGATGTATCCGGTATGCCACAACCACTGCGGACATTTGAATACCACGAGGTAGGTTCTCAGATGCCGCCTAAACAGCCTGTTCAGAACATGGACAGTAAATATGTTACTCGACAGGAATACGATGATTTGAAAGGCAAATACGAAGTTATCATAAACCGATTAAATTCATTTTCTGAACCTGTTAGGGCTAATACCGTACAGGAATCAGCGACCAAGGGAGGAAATGCAGATGAGTAATCCATTATTTAACGCACTTGGCGGCGGGATGCCGCAGGGAAACGGACCAATGCAGATGATACAACAGTTTATGCAGTTTAAACAGAATTTTAAGGGAGATCCGAAAGCAGAAGTCGAGAAAATGTTGCAGTCTGGAAAGATTTCTCAACAGCAGCTCAATCAAGTTCAACAGATGGCAGGACAATTCCAACACATGTTGAAAGGAATGAAATAGTACATTACAATCTGGCCAGATTGATGTAAATACACAAAAAGGAGATTATATTATGGATGGAAATTATAGCTTAGCAGATATTGCCGCTGCTACTGGAAACGGTAGAAATAACGACGGCATGTTTGGCGGAGATGGTAGCTGGTGGATTATTGTTTTATTCATTTTTGCTTTCTTCGGATGGGGAAACAACGGATGGGGCAATAACGGCAATGGCGGCGGATATGCAGCCACGGCAGCTACTCAGGCAGACATTCAGAGAGGATTTGACAATTCCGCAGTAATCAGCAAACTTGACGGAATCAATAGCGGCCTGTGTGATGGCTTCTACGCCATGAATAACGGTATGCTTACCGGATTTAACGGAATCAACACCAACATCATGCAGACTGGCTTCGGCATCCAGCAGGCTATTAACGCTGACACTGTAGCAAATATGCAGAATACCAATGCACTCCAGGCACAGCTTGCAAACTGCTGCTGCGAAACCAGAGAAGCAATCCAGGGCATAAACTATAACATGGCACAGAATACCTGTGCATTGCAGAACACCATGAACAGCAACACAAGAGATATTATTGACAGCCAGAACGCTGGGACAAGAGCCATTCTTGACTATCTTTGCAATGAAAAGATTTCTAATCTGCAGGCTGAGAACAATGACCTTAGACGTGCTGCTTCTCAGGACCGCCAGAGCGCACTTCTCACAACTGCAATGGCTTCACAGACACAGCAGCTCATTAATGCGATTAATCCGGCGCCGATTCCGGCATATCAGGTTCCTAATCCGAACACATATTACGGATGCGGATGCAACACTGGATGTAATTGCTGATAACTTCATATTGAGAGTATCTTTCGATTGATTTCGGATGTCGGCTTATGCCGTATTACACAGAGGGGCAGGCTGAGACCTGTCCTTTTGTGATATGAAAGGAGTATTTTTATGGCAGAATTTACAAATGTAGCTGCTCAGACTGTAGCAGCAAATGGAAACGTAGTATTTTCAAACACAGCAGTCAAAGGTTCTAACTGTATTCAACACAGAGAGGGAAGTGGAATCATTACACTGAGAGGTTTAACCAATCAGTGTAAAGCTAGATTCTTCGTGGACTTTTCTGGTAATATCGCAATTCCAACGGGCGGTACTGTCGGAGCTATTTCTCTGGCTATTGCAATCTCTGGCGAACCTGTATTATCTTCACAGATGATTTCCACACCGGCAGCAGTAGACCAGTATAATAATGTGTCCTCTGGCATTTATATTGATGTACCTCGTGGATGTTGCGTTAACATCGCAGTAGAGAATACAAGCGATCAGGCTGTTTCTGTTGCGAACGCAAACATTGTCGTAACCAGAGAAGCGTAGGAGGTGTGATTATGAGAGATATTAAAGACTTATGCGCAAGAATCGAAGATGAACTTTCCAAAATAGCTGACAATGGGCTGACCACCGGGAATCTGGAAATGACATACAAACTGATTGATATGTACAAAGATATCAAGAATACGCAGTACTGGGACAAGAAAGTGGAATATTACAACACTGTTCTTGATGAGATGCGTGGTGGCGGATACAATGACGATTACAGCGAACGCGGAAGAAAGCGTGATAGCATGGGGAGATACAGCTCAAATGATGGCAGAATGATGCCAGATTACGACAGGGGTAATTCTTATGCCAGACGGGGCGAGCATTACGTCAGAGGGCATTACAGTCGTTCTGATGGGCGAGATGCTTACGATGACTATATGACGCAGAAGCAAAGCTATCGTTCCGGCAAATCTGAAGACTGTAAGAGAAAGATGCTTGCCGCTCTGGAAGAACATCTGGACGAACTTACAACAGAAATGAGCGATATGTCCAAGGATGCAGAGTGCCGGGAGGAACGCGATCTTGTTAAAAGATACGTGGAAAAACTCCGGGATATGCTTTAAAAACACAAAAAGTGGTAGAGAGGTAGTTAAAAGAAATCTGTTATAATGTAATTGTGCAGCAGGAAGCACAAGTAAAACGGTTGTTTTGACATTTTCGTTTTAATCCTCCTTTCTTTAATTTAGTAGCTGGTGCGCACGCTTTAATGGAAAGTTAAACAGGTCCGAATCCTGTCGTGCGTATTTGCCGTCTGGCACGCAAGATGGCTCACCTCCTTGATTAAGGTTTTTGTTATTTATACTTTTCTTTTAAAAGAAATAAATATCCGAAACAACTCGTGGCAGGCATAACACGTTAAATACCTTGCTAACCCGGGAATCCGGGTTATGTGGAATGTACGTTAATGGTAGACTGACAGGGTCGCGCTCTGGGTTCCGGTTCGATTCCGGGCGTTCCGCTTATTTGCTCAGAATTATGTTGTCTGTTTACAGGCGGCCGATGGTTCGGGTAAATTATCCCATGGGTAAAGGTTAACGCTTATCCTGTTAACTGCTGGGCAGTTCAAAAAGTGCAGTGAAATATAGCGCAGTTGGTAGAACAGCATCCGCATAGGGTGCGTGTCGGCGGTTCGATTCCGCCTATTTCATTACCCTGCCAGTGGTCTAACTGGCTTAATCCATTTACCTGCGGCGGCAGGTCAATAAACACGACCAGGAGGATGTTATGCAGAAACTTATTGACACATTAAAATCATTTGGAATTGAAATCCCGGAAGACAAACAGGCAGATGTGAAAAAGGCGCTCTCAGAACATTATAAGAACGCCAAAGAAGTAGCGAAAACCCTGTCAAAAGTCGAGGGAGAACGCGATGACTGGAAAGAACGTGCTGAAACAGCAGAGGAGACCTTAAAAGGTTTTGACGGTATCGACCCGGCGAACATTCAGACAGAGCTTGCCGGATGGAAGAAAAAAGCTGAGGATGCGGAGAAAGAATTTAATGCAAAAATCTATGACCGCGATTTTTCAGACGCACTTAAAACAGCACTTGATGATGTTAAATTTTCCAGTGAAGCTGCAAAGAAATCGGTTATGGCAGACATCAAAGAAGCCGGATTAAAACTGAAAGATGGTAAAATCCTTGGGCTGAATGATCTGATTGAGCAGATGAAACAGTCTGACGCATCCGCTTTCGTGGACGAATCTCAGCAGCAGGCCCAGCAGAATCAGGCAAGGTTTACTACTCATGTTGGACAGCAGCAGACACCGGGAACCATGACAAAGAAAGATATCGAAGCAATTAAAGACCCGTCTGAGAGACAGGCTGCAATTGCTCAGAATATCCAGTTATTCCAGTGATTTTTTACACCGACTATACGTCAGAGTATAGCCGCTAACCCAATACCTTAACAATTATGGGTAGAAAGGACTTTTTTATGGCAGCAAAAGCTAATCTTATTATGACAAATGATATTCAGGTCACAGCACGTGAGATTGATTTTGTTACCAGATTCGAAAGAAACTGGGAACACTTACGTGAAATCCTTGGCATCATGCGTCCAATCAAAAAGACACCCGGAGCGGTTCTTAAATCAAAATATGCAGAGGGTACTTTGCAGAGTGGAAATGTTGGTGAGGGTGAGGAAATCCCTTACAGCAAGTTTACTGTAAAAGAAAAGACCTATGCGGAAATGACTATTGAGAAGTACGCAAAGGCTGTATCTATCGAAGCAATCAAGGACCATGGTTACGAGAACGCTGTTCAGATGACTGACGATGAATTCCTTTTCCAGCTTCAGACTGATGTTACCGGCAGATTCTATGACTATCTGAAAACCGGTACACTTACTTCCACAGAAACTACATTCCAGATGGCTCTGGCAATGGCTAAGGGCCGTGTTGAAAACAAATTCAAGCAGATGCACAGAAATGTGACTGGTGTTGTTGGATTTGTGAATATTCTGGACGTATATGAATACCTCGGAGCAGCCGAGATCACTATTCAGAACCAGTTCGGTTTCCAGTACATGAAAGACTTTATGGGATTCAATACAATCTTCTTACTGTCTGACAGTGAAATCCCGAGAGGACAGGTTATCGCTACTCCTGTTGAGAACATCGTACTTTACTATGTAGACCCGAACGAATCTGATTTCGCAAGAGCTGGTCTGGTGTATACCGTTTCCGGCGAAACAAACCTGATCGGATTCCATACACAGGGCAACTACCACACCGCAGTGTCCGAAGCGTTCGCAGTTATGGGGCTTACTCTTTTTGCAGAATACATTGATGCAATCGCAGTAATTACCGTTGATGAGACACCAACACTTGGTACCCTGACAGTAAATTCCGTGGCTGGAACAGCAAGCGGCGACACAAAAATCACTGTAAATCCGGCTAAAGAAAATGCTGGCAATGTGTACAAATACAAAGTTGCAACAGACGCAGTAACTGTTGGATATGGACAGAACCTCAGAAATTGGACTTCTTGGGACGGAAAAGCTGACATTAAGGCAACAACCGGACAGAAGATCACAGTGGTTGAGTGTGATGGAACATACAAAGCACTGAACGCCGGAAGTGCAAGCGTAACAGCAAAATGATGATCGATTAGGAGGTAGCTGGCATGGCTTATGCAGATTATAAATTCTATACAGAATCATTCGGCAATGTCGTGCCAGAAACCGACTTTCCACGACTGGCAGAAAGAGCCAGTGATTTTGTGGACACAATGACGTTTGATAGGTTGGTGGATGGACTGCCGACAAATGAACGCGCACAGAAGCGTATCAAAAAGGCAGTCTGTTCATTGGCTGAATTAATGTATCAGATTGAGCTTGCTGAAAAGAATGCTATCAATCAGGCATCGGCAAATGTAACCGACATAAATGTCGGGAACATCTCAACAGGCATTGTAACCTCTGTATCATCCGGCAGCGAATCCATCTCTTACGCAACTCCTCAGCAGATTGGAGCAAGCGCAAAGGAATGGAGCGCTGTGTATGCCGCCGCCGGGGACGTACAGAAAACGAACGACTTACTTCTTAAGACAGCTTTACCGCTTCTGATGGGAGTAAGGACGGATGAAGGAGTACCAATTTTATATGCAGGAATGTAATATTAATGTTCTCGGGACGGTTTACAAAATTAGTCCAAAAGAATTAAAAAATGCAGATGTTGACGGCTACACAGACAATACATCAAAAGAAATTGTTATCAGAACAGACAATGCAAATAACGTTGGCGATTTTGATTCCTTGCAGAAAAAGCAGTTGAGACATGAAATTATTCATGCGTTCTTGTCGGAAAGCGGATTGCAGTGCAACTGGCAACATACAGAGCAGTTCGGACATGACGAAACTACGGTTGACTGGTTTGCTATTCAGTCACCGAAAATTTTTAAAGTATTCAATGAACTTAAATTAATGTGAGGTGATAAATAATGGACATTTCAACATTAGGCTCATGCGTAGCAATCGTTATGATCTGCTACATCGTAGGAATGGGTTGCAAAGCATCAAAAAGAATCTCTGATGAATGGATTCCAGTGATCATGGCGGTTATTGGCGGGATTCTCGGAGCGGTCGGAATGGGAATTATCCCGGATTTCCCGGCAACGGATTATATCACGGCAGTTGCAGTCGGTATGTTTAATGGACTGTCGGCTACCGGTGTGAATCAGATTATTAAGCAGACAGTGCAGAAAGAATAATTAAGGAGAGGGTATCATGTACGAAAAAACTTTGACGATTTTCAATTATTATGAGAGTCCGACAACAAGAGATGCGTACTGGTATCCTCATGTACTATCTGGTGTTGACCTCATTACGGACAAAGGGGCAATCCTTAAAAAGTACGGGCCAGACGCAACAGACAACGCACAGTTACACGTACGCTATACCGCCCAGAATGGTGATATAACCATTGCTGACAAGAATGGTAAGGTTCTCCCATATGTACCGCCTAAGGAGTGGAAAAGACAGATTAACAACGCTCTGGAAGACACTATCACATTCTCAGATGAATCGTTCTTCTGGGATGGTGAGTGGACTGGCGGAACGGTATCTGATGGTGATTATCGGAGCGGATTCTACCAGTACATGAATGAGAATAAGGATAACGTGTTTAAGATTACCAGTGTTGGTGGTCCGTATACAGTGATACCACACTTTGAGATTCTGGGTAAGTAATATGAGTAAAATTCATCATTTCAAAGGATTCTCCGTAGTCGATGGAGATATGAAAATCAAGCTGAATATGAGTCGTTTTTCAAGGCAGTACCAGGAAGCACAGTATTTGCTGGATGGAATGGTCATGGACAGTATGATTCCATTCATGCCAATGATCTCAGGAAATTTTATTAACCGTACAAGAGCAGAAAGTACATCTTTACAAGGCAGTGGAAAAGTATGTGCGGCGGCGGCTCCATACGGGCGCTTTCTGTATGAGGGCAAAACCATGGTTGACGAATCAACCGGAAGTCCCTACGCAAGACGTGGAGCAAAGAAAGTACTTGTTAGCCAGTATTCCGGTCAGACAAATGCAAAAGAGAACTTGGAATACACCAAACAGGCTCACCCACGGGCACAAGCCCATTGGTTTGATGCCGCAAAACGACAATACGGCAGTACATGGATTCGCAAAGTAAAAGCACAGGCAGGAGGTGGCAGACATGGCAGATAAGCCAATTGGCAAAGATGCAACTGGATATGAGATTCTGACAGATGCAATGAAAGCACTTCTGAACCAGTATCCAGGGCTATACGAAAATGAAACAATCAAATTTGAGGAACTCGGCAAAGATTCCGGAATCGCTTTCTCAGCAGACAACGGAGCGTTGATTTATTCGGAAAAAGAAGATGTATGCGGAGTAATGCATCAGGTATGCCAGTACCCGTTTTATGTGGTTTACCGCACAGCATCCGATAAGGAACGGCAGAAGTTATCTGTTCAGAAGTTTCTGGACAGTCTCGGTAAATGGATATGCCGGGAACCAGTTGTCATAAACGACGCTGAGACACGCTTATCTGCTTTTCCAGAGCTTTCACAAGGAAGAGTAATAAAACGTATCACTCGTGATAATTCCTACGGATTAGATCCGCAGGAGAGCGGCATACAGGACTGGTTATTGCCATTATCGGTACGCTACGAAAACACTTATGAAGTAATATAACGTAACAACCGGCTATCAATTAGAGATAGTCGCTAACCTACACAGCCTTTTAAAAATGATAGGCAGAAAGGACATTTCTATGCCAGTAACAGGAAAAATTGATCGTAAATATATGGCTCATTACATTGATTCTGGTTCTCTTTGTGGAGGACTGACACCAAAATATGAGCGTCTTGGAAAAGATCTGGAAGAGTACAATATTGACCTCAATCCGGATACTGAAACATCTAAAAACATTCTCGGAGAATCCACATTCAAACATAACGGCTACGAAGCTTCTTCTGACGCTGATCCGTTCTATGCAGATACCACATCAGACCTGTTTGAAAAGCTTCAACAGATCGTTGACGAACGTCTTAAAGACGATAATTTGAAAACAAGTGCAGTTGAAGTACACCTCTGGAAAGAAGCAACAGCCGGTAAATACGAAGCATACAAGCAGGATTGCCATGTTGTGCCGACATCCTACGGCGGTGATACATCCGGTTATCAGATTCCATTCACAGTTAATTACGTTGGAGAACGTGTCAAAGGTAAATTTGATATTACTTCCGGCTCATTCACAGCTGACAGCGAATAATTCTTAGGAGGGCGTAGAAAATGGCAAAGACAATTAACACAAATATTGATGATGGATTTCTTCTTTTCACATTCACGAACAAACAGGGTGAAGTGTTCTCTTCATTCAAGCTGAACCCTACTGACATTAACATTGCAGCAAGAGCGGAAGAATTGGAAACTTTCTTTGAACAGGCTCAGGAATCTGTTAAAAATGTTTCTTCCAGCAAAGAGATGGCGGAGATTAATAAACAGATTGAGGACAAAATCAATTATATGCTCGGATACGAAGCATCTAAGGATTTATTTAAAGAACCAATTACCGCAACAACTGTTTTCGGAAATGGTCAGGTGTTTGCCTATATCGTTCTGGACAAAATCAATGAAGCACTTACTCCGGAAATTGAAAAGAGAAAGAAAAAAATGCAGGAAGTGGTCAATAGGTACACGGAGAAGTATGCAAAATGACCGCCTATGAACTTCCCACCTCACTCAACATCAGTGGGGTGGATTTTTCTATAAGAACGGATTTTCGAGCAATTATTGATATTCTCATTGCCATGAATGACCCGGAATTAGACGAGCAGGCAAAAGCAGTTGTTATGTTACAGATTCTATTTGAGGACTGGCAAAGTATACCCCCAGAACATCTTACAGAAGCTTGTCAGAAAGCCTGCGAGTTTATCGACTGCGGTCAAATTGATGATAGTCCGAATAAGCCAAAACCCCGCTTGATGGACTGGGAGCAGGATGGAGATATGATCGTTCCGGCGGTAAACAAGGTTGCTGGCAAAGAAATCAGAGCAGTGCCTTATATGCACTGGTGGACGTTTTTCGGATACTTTATGGAGTCTGGCGAGTGCCTGTTCAACACGGTTGTCGGAATCCGGTCAAAAAAAGCAAAGGGTGAAAAGCTCGATAAATGGGAAAAGAAATTCTATCAGGAAAACAAGAATATTATTGATATAAAAGCACGTCTCAGCGACGAAGAGCAAGCTTATAAAGATAAGTTGAATGAGATGTTGAACCTCAAATAGTTAGGAGGTGGACACATGGCTGCTGATGGCTCAGTCATTATTGATACCAGAATGGATACAACCGGTGTCCAGAACGGCGTGTCAGCAATCAAACAGTCATTTAATGGACTTGGCAGCGTAGTAAAAAAAATAGGCATACTGATTGGCGGAGCATTCGCAATTGGGAAATTGACCCAGTTTGGAAAAGAGTGTGTAGAACTTGGTTCTAATCTGGCAGAAGTGCAAAACGTGGTCGATGTTACATTTACAACCATGTCGGATAAGGTTAATGAATTCGCAAAGAACGCTATGACCTCAGCCGGGCTGTCAGAGACGATGGCAAAACAGTATGTTGGTACGTTCGGAGCAATGTCTAAGTCGTTCGGATTCTCAGAAGCACAGGCTTATGATATGTCAACGGCTCTAACACAGCTAACTGGTGATGTGGCATCATTCTATAACATCAGCCAAGACTTGGCTTATATTAAGCTGAAATCAGTGTTTACGGGAGAAACGGAAACACTCAAGGACCTCGGCGTGGTAATGACCCAGTCAGCACTTGACCAGTATGCGCTGGCTAATGGTTATGGGAAAACCACATCTGAAATGACAGAGCAGGAGAAAGTGGCTCTCCGCCTGGCTTTTGTACAGAAACAGTTGTCTGCCGCATCTGGTGATTTCATCCGAACATCTGACAGTTGGGCGAACCAGGTGCGAGTGATGCAGTTACAGCTGCAATCTCTCAAGGCAACAGTCGGACAGGGATTAATCAACCTCTTTACTCCTGTTCTGAAAGTTATCAATATCTTACTCGGTAAGTTAGCAACTCTGGCAAATGCCTTCAAGTCATTTACGGAATTGATTACCGGAAAGAAGTCTTCTGGACAAACAGGCGCGAGTGGCGCAGGCCTTGCCGGAACGGATGCAATAGCCGACACAGCCGATCAATACGGAGAAGCTGCCGATAATGCTGAAAAGCTGGCAGATGCAACAAATGATACAGCGGACGCAACTAAGAAAGCCACTAAGGCAGCAAAGGGATATCTTAGTCCCCTCGACGAAATAAATAATTACTCAACGGATAAAAGCGCAGATTCATCGTCAAAAGTACCGGGTGCAACCGGCGGACTTGCGGATCAGATGAAAGATGCTGTACAAAATGTTGATTACGGAAAAGTGGCAGAGGGCGAGACGGTTCTTGATAAAATGTCAAAACCGCTAAAAAAGATAATCGACAGATTTAAACAGCTGGCCAAGTTAATCGCAAAAGGATTCTGGGATGGATTGGGAGATTACGAGCCAATTTTTGACGGAATAAAGAAAGATCTCGATTCCATATGGAAATCTTTAAAGGATATCTTCACTGATTCAGAAGTTACTAAAGCAGCAAATAATTTTTTCGATTCATTTGCATATGCAATTGGACAAGTTGCTGGCTCATTTGCCAGAATCGGATTGACAATTGCGCAAAACATTATAGGCGGAATCGAGAAGTTTCTAAAGCAGAACGCGCAAAGAATAAAGAACTATCTGATAGATATGTTCAACATCGGTGCTGAAATTTCACAAATCGCAGGAAATCTTGCAGTTGCTTTCGCAGATGTTTTCTCGGTTTTCGGCGGAGAAACCGCACAGCAGATCACAGCAGATTTAATAGGAATCTTTGCTGAAATCGGAATGGTTCTTACAGAAACGGCTGCAAAACTTGGCAGAGATATCCTTAACATGATTGCACAGCCTTTTATCGACAACAAGGACATTTTAAAGTCAGCAATCGAGGGCAGCCTAGGAGTAATAGAAACTGTAACAAGCGGGGTCTTAACAGTTGTTCAAAACCTTAGTGATGCAATATCGAGGTTATACGATGAACATGTAAAACCGTTCTTTGATTCTATAGCAGACGGACTATCAAGTATACTTGAAACTCTAATAACTGGATATAACACATACATTCTTCCAGTGCTACAAGGACTGGCGGAACAAATCAAAGGGCTGTTAGAGGGACCATTAGGGGACGCGATTTTAAAGATAGAAACATTCCTCGGAAAACTCATTGATTCTCTGAAGCTTCTGTGGGAGTCGGTGTTAGTGCCTTTAATTAACTGGATAATCTCGAATTTACTTCCAGTTGTGGCAGAAATAATTGACGTTGTAGGCACTGTGGCAATCAAAGTCATAAAATCATTAATTAAAATTATTGGTGATGTAGCAGACACTCTGAGCGGAATCATTGATTTCCTTGTAGGCGTTTTTACGGGAAACTGGGAACTGGCTTGGCAGGGAATAAAAGAGATTGCGGATGGAATATGGAACCTTATTAAGGATATTATAACTGGCACATGGGACGTAATTAAAACCGTGACGAAAGGCGCACTTAAAATAATAAAAACCGTCATTAGTACTGCCTGGAACGCAATCAAGACAGCGACTTCAACAGTCTGGAATGCCATTAAAAAAACGCTTTCTAATTTATGGAGTGCTCTTAAAGCCACCGCGAATACAGTATTTAACGCAATCAAAAATAAAGTTACAGGTGTGTGGGATAGTGTAAAAAACAAAACATCCCAAGTATGGGAAAGCGTAACTACATTTGTTTCCGATAAAGTAGAAGCGATAAAAAATGCTATCACTAATAAGTTTAATGCCGCCAGAGATGCAGTCAGATCTGCATTTGAAGGCATTGTGAATTTTATTAAAGCCCCGATTAATCAGGCAATCAGTATTGTTAATAATGCAGTTGGGATGATTAATAATGCAATTGGCGGAATTGAATCTGCATTTTCCTTTGGACCCTGGACTGTTCCAACGCCGTTTGGCTCAAAGACTATCGGATTTCACGCAACGTTTCCACGTGTCAGTACTATACCATATCTAGCCAGCGGTGCAGTTATTCCACCGCGGAGTGAATTTCTTGCAGTATTAGGAGATCAAAAGAAAGGAAATAACCTGGAAACGCCGGAAAGCTTACTGCGACAGATCGTCCGGGAAGAGTCAGGAAAAGGACAGGGAGATGGAAATACCTACAATGTTACAGTTAATGCATCTGGCAGGAAATTGCTAGATATTATTATCAGTGAAGCTGAAATGAGAAGAAATCGAAACGGGAAGAACCCATTTGAGTTAGCATAAGGAGAAGAATATGGCGCAGGAACAATTTAAAATAGACAATGTTGTTATAAGAGCACCGGACAGTTACAAGCCGGTGTTCGCAACCACTTCTACAGAAGACTCTAAAAGAAGTCAGGATTTAATTATGCATAATACGCCAATGGGAACGATTGGTGGGTACGACATGCAATGGGGCGAACTTACGTGGATTGAAATAGCAACCATATTAAATGCTATGCTTAACAAAAGTAAATTCACATTCCACCATAAAGACCCAACTGTTCCGGAAAGATGGATAGACAGAACATTCTATGCGTCAAATTTTAACATGGCTGCGCAAACTCTAAAAGACGGGGAAGAAAAGTGGACGGATTTGTCTATTAATGTGAGGAGGATTGAACCGATTTGATAGATGTATCTACTCAGTTAAAAAAAGAATCTATTACAAATAGAAATTATTACGTGACAGCAAATGTTACATTGTCAAATGGTACAACTCTTAAATTAGGCAAAAAAGACTTTTACTTGTCTGGAAATAGTCTTGTAGATTCAGCAGACTCTGGGGACTTCCCAGTGGGCGTGGCAATCGAAAAAACAGCAAGTTTATCATTAGTAAATGATGATGGACGCTTTGACGGATATAATTTTAATGCCGCAAGGTTTGTTATTTTTCTCAATGTGCAGTTATCAGACAGGATAGAAACTATAAAGAGAGGTACTTATATTGTATCGAAAAAGCCTGCAACGGCAAGCGAAATAAGTCTTTCTCTCTTAGATAAAATGCACAACGCTGATAAGACATATGATTCTAATCTGTCTTTTCCTTGCACAGTCAAGGAACTGCTCTCAGAATGCTGTCAGCAATGTGGAATCACTCTTGGAGATGCAATGTTCCCAAATGCGGACTTTCAGATTCAGAAAGCGCCATCTAATGCGACATATCGTACAGTAATTGGAATGTGCGCCGGGATAGCCGGCGGAAACGCAAGAATCGATGAAAATGACTTACTCAGGATTGTTACGTTTGATAAGACATTTACCAATATGATTATTTACGACGGCGGAGCGGTAAAAAATTGGACAAATGGCGATGATCTGGATGGCGGTACGCTTAATCCGTGGACGACAGGCACTGTGGTTGATGGTGGTACGTTAAACAATAACGATTATCACGCGCTATTTTCAATTCAGAATCTACAATATGACGTAGACGATGTTATTGTAACAGGTGTCAAATATGTAGAAGATGAGACCGAATATATGTCGGGTCAGGACGGATATGTAATTACTATTGATAATCAGTTGCTGTCAGGAAATGCACAGGCAGGAGTCGAGGCTATTGGAAATCAATTAATCGGTTTACGAATGCGTCCTTTCTCATGTGACGGAATCGCCAACGGATACGCCACTTTCGGCGACCCAGTCGAATTTATTGATACAAAGAATCGTGTCTTTAGATCATTTGCAACTAATGTAGAATTTGTGTTCGGTGGCTCAACATCATGGAGCTGTAGTGCAAAGAGTGCTGAAGAAGATGCAAGTGAATTCATTGGTGGGCAACAGGCGGCGGTAGAGCAATCAAAGAAAGACATAGAAAAGAAATTATCTGCCTATGACGTAAAGCTTAAACAAATGAATGAGCTTGCAGCAAACACGCTGGGTTTTTTCTATACAGAAAAAATGCAAGAAGATGGTTCCGTAATTACGTACCGGCATGATAAACCTACACTTGCCGACTCTAAAGTAATCTATAAGACAGGCGTTGACGGCTTCTTCTTATCCATAGACGGTGGTCAGACTTGGAAAGCAGGCTTTGACAATAATGGGGATGCTGTTCTGAACATTCTTTACGCTATTGGCATTCAATCAGAATGGATTAACACAAGAGGTTTCACAGCGAAAGATAATAACGGGAATGTTACATTAAGAATAGACGCTGATACAGGTGCCATCACGCTAGAAGTCGAAAACTTTACGCTAAAAAGCAGGACTATTGAACAGATCGCTAAGGACGTTGCGGACGAGGCAGTTCAAAACAATGTAACTGTCCCAAACTATTATGGCACCTATGTACCAACATTGCAAAACTATCCGGCATCTGAGTGGAAAAGTGAAGAATACGGAAGGCATGACGGCTCGATTTTTATGAATTTCTCTACAAGTCAAGTATATATGTTTTCTGGGACTGATGGTACTTGGCAGGAATTAGATACTGAAAAAATTGTCAATTTTGAAAGAGTTTTTAACGCTCTGACAGACAATGGCAAGCAAGAGGGAATTTATATGCAGAACGGACATCTGTATGTAAATGCTTCTTATATTAAATCAGGTCAGATTTCGGCTGATTTGATTAACCTGAAAAATATTAATGTCACAAACAGTTCTGGGATGTCAACGTTTGCGATTGACAACTATGGAAATGTTACCATTAGGCCTAATACATTCGTTTTAACAAATGGCGATACGATATACAGCGTTGCCGAAGATAAAGCCTCAACAGCGCTATCAAGTGCGAACCGCTACACAGACAATGTGCTTGGTAATCTTGACATAGGGAAGATGTCTAAGCAAGAAATAATTGACGTGTTAAGTGACAACAGTAGCAATAAAGGTCTGTACTTGTCAAACGGCAATGTGTACATGAATGCTGATTATATAAATACTGGTGAACTAGCAGGATGGGAAGTTGGATATAAAAAACTTTCGGCAAAAAATGGCACGTATGGAGAAGTAACGCTGGACGCTTCGACCGGAGAGATTTATTCGGAAACGAATACAGGGGTGTATGTACCAGGATATGGTACACTGTATGGAACACGAATTAGAGGAATTAACCTCTATACAGGAACTGTACATGCAAGTTCAGTCACAGTTGGCACTAGCGTTTCAGCAAACAGTGCTTCTATAACAAGCAGTGTTTCAGCAGGTAGTGTTTCGGCATCAGGAAAAGTTAAAGCAGGTACGCATATAGAAGCCACTGGACATTTCTATAGCATCGGAACGGGAACAGACCTTGCGGATGCTTCTATCAGAGGGAAGCTGAAAGTAAGTGGAACAAAATCGAGATCGGTATCAACAGCTGACTACGATGAGCAACTCTTTTACTGCTATGAAATGCCGACTCCATTTTTTGGAGATATCGGCGAATCTGTAATATCGCATGACGGTACCTGTATGATTGACATAGATGATATCTTTCAGGAATCTGCTAATGTCGCTGCCAAATATTATGTATTTTTACAAAAAGAGGGGGAAGGGGATTGCTGGGTATCTAAAAGAGAGCAAAATTATTTTATTGTAAAAGGAACTCCGGGACTTAAATTTTCATTTGAAATTAAAGCGAGACAAATCAAATATGAGCATATGCGATTTGCCGACCCAGGAGATACGGCTTATACAGACGCAAGAGATATAGAAATCCTTGAACCAGATTACGAATCAGAAGGAGCGGAGATCCCTGAACCAGATTACGAATCAGATCTTATTAACGATAGAGCAAATATAATCAACCAGATGGAGGTAGTATTATGAAGAAGATTTTAACAAGTTTCATGAATCTTAGCACCGGAGAAGGAAGCCGCATTGCCTATACTTATTCAGAAGTAGATGAGAATACAGGAAGTATTATCAGTCAGAACAATAAAGGTAATTTCCTTGTAATGAATGATGATGTACAGAAAAATCTTGATTCCATAAAGAATTATATAAAAAATAATTTCCTTTTATAAGGAGGCGAGTTTGATATGGCTGATACATATACTATACAATTCCGACGCGGCATGTATGCTGATTTTGACACGTCAAAAATTCGCCCCGGAGAGCCTGTTGCAATTCTTGGCAATGACCCATCCGTTCCATCTGGCAAAGCCTTATACATTGCATTTGCGGCTAATGATGTAAGGCGGTTGTGTTCCATCGAGGATATTTTAGAGATGGTTAATGCCGGAGAATTTGTTGGTCCACAAGGACCCAAAGGTGAAAAAGGAGATAAGGGCGCAGACGGTACCGTAGCATTTGAATCGCTGACACCTGAACAGAAAGAATCGCTAAGAGGAATATCTATTAAGTCAGCTTCTGTTGACACGGACGGAAATCTGACAATAACGTTTTCGGATGGAGACAGTGAAGACGTTGGAAATATTATGGGTCCGCAGGGGATTCAGGGACCCAAAGGCGATAAGGGTGATGTTGGACCACAGGGACTCAAAGGCGATAAGGGTGATGTTGGGCCAAAAGGTGACAATATGAGTGATAAACAGGCCGCGCAGATTGAACAGAACAAGACGGATATTGCTTCGCTGAAAAAGGAAACTGGTTCACTAAAGGAAGATTTATCCACCAAAATCACCAAATTCTACGCCAGTTCACAGGGTGAAACTCATCTTGCCGATTCTGACAATGGGAAAATTCAAGATATGATGGTGTATGGACGGAGCGAGCAGAAACAGTATAGTGGGAAGAATTTGCTGAATGCCACATTGCAGACTACTACACAGAATGGTATTACTTGTACCGCAAATGGAGATGGGACTTATACTTTGAATGGGACAGCTACTGCTAGTTTCGTTTTTATTATAATCAAAAACGATGATTTGAAAAAAGCATTTGGGACAAATGAAGAACTTAGATTAACTGGAGCTCCCAAAGGAGCATCGAAAACGGGTTATTATTTACAGATATGGAAAAATGAACCAGAAGTTATATATCGTGATACAGGTGGAGGTGTGACAGCTAAAAAACCAAATGCAAGTTGTAATGTAGCCATTGTAATTGTAAACGGTACAGTTTTTAATAATGTTCTCTTCAAACCAATGCTCACCACCGATCTCACCGCCACCTATGACGATTTCGAACCCTACACTGGCGGCATTCCAAGCCCAAACCCTGACTATCCACAGGAGATTAAAAGCGTTGTGAATCCAACTGTGAAGGTGTGTGGAAAGAATTTACTGGAAGATGGCTCATTAAAATCTGATAATAACGGCAAAATAGAGTATATTTCTGCCGGAAAAATCAAGGTCACATCCAGTATAAGCGCATGGTATGCCGCTATAACCAATACGCTGAAGCTTACCCCAAATACAAATTATGTACTATCGGCAAAATGTGATTCTTCAAACGGGAACATTACATGCAACTCCGTTTCCATCACTGGGGCTTATATAAAATGCGCATTTTTGACAGATTCGGATGGGCTTGCCACTATATCTATACGATGCAGATACGAATCAGCCGAAAGTCGATTTGTTTATTCTGATCTACAGCTAGAGAAAGGTTCCACTGCCACTGCATACGAGCCTTACACCGAACAGACCGTCGCCCTCCCATACACATTAAACGCTATCCCTGTTTCAAGTGGTGGTAACGTCACAATTGACGGTCAGCAGTATATTGCAGATTATGTGGATGTGGAACGTGGGAAATTGGTGAGGATGGTAGCAAATAATAGGTTGTTGTCATCTTATAACTGGAACACAGCAAATGAATATTATTGGGGAAGTGTGTCTGCTACGACAAACGGTAAAACACCTATTACGGCTGATAATTCTAAAAAAATGTGCGCATGTAAATATTTGTTTGCTTCTTCGACGCATGACGTTATGGCAAAAAAGTCAGGAATTGCAATTAATAATATTAAACAAGTAGTGATTGGTCTTAATTATTTTGCAAGTGTAGATGATCTAAAAACGTTTTTGGCAAATAATGACGTAAGGCTAGTGTATCCACTTGAAGTACCAGAAGAAATCGACCTCACCAAGGAAGAAATTACTGCATTTAAAGCACTTGCAACATATTATCCAACCACAAATATCAGCGTCAATTCCGATGAACTTGACGGATACACAGCATTCAATTATCCAATAAGTATGGCAAATGGGTGGAATTATGTCAAAAAGCAACTTAACGATAACCGTGACTACATCTACGACATGGACATACAGAGCGCAGAAGCCTATGTCAACAGCGAATATGCAGTAGCATTAACAGAATTGGAGGTATGATTATGTTATATAAGACACTTTTAAAGCTTAAAGAGAGAAACGGTCTGACAGACGATTTGAAAAATAAGATTGATGTGTTTTTTGCAGTTGGGAGAATTACTGAGGAACAGTACAATGAGCTGATGGATAATAATAAGGAAGAAGAACCGAAAGTGGAAACTAATTAACTAAAGAAGGCATTTAGTTAATCTTTGTCGAACGAAACATGTCTAAAATAGAATAAAAAAAATACCCTTTTACGGGGCACCATTTAGCATTATCCGGCAGGCAATCACCTGTCGGATTTTTAAATTGGTACAGAGATGCCTTAACGCTAAATGCTATAATCAGAATTAGGTAAGAATCTTTGCGAAAGGAGTGGACAACATGACAACTGAACAAAAGAACGTCCTGAGAAAGATTATTTATGCAGTCGAAACCGGCGGACAGGTTTATGGACAGCAGGATTATTCAGACTTCACAGAAGCCTACACCAATTCTTCTGAAGAACACGCAATTACAATCGGTGCCGGACAGTGGTACGCAACCGAAGCACAAACACTTTTGAAACGGATTCATGATGCAGATACGGAAGCGTGGGACCGGTTAGACAATATTGGATTATGGGAGCAGGTGCAGGAGGCAGATTGGTCTTGTTTTAATATTTCCAGAAACAGCCAGTTTGCAAATTTAATCGTACGGCTCATATCGTCCAAAACAGGCGTTAAATGCCAAGATAGCCTTATGGATGAACAATTAGCCACCTATGCAGATGAAGCCCTTAAACAGGGCGTTACGGACGCTAGAGCGCAAGCTATGTGTGTGAACTTTAGACACCAAGGTGGACAGGGAGCAGTAACAAGGATTCTGGCAAAGACTCAGAAACCATATACACTCGACAATCTCTATGCAGCCTGCCAGACCGATACAGGGAATCAAGTGGGAGTATATAAGGACAGGCAGAGATTTATTTATAACGCATTAAAAACATATTTTCCAGAAAGTGAGGATAAGAGCATGAACGCAATTGACAAATTAATCCAGATCGCAAAGAATGAAATTGGATATCTCGAAAAAGCAAGCAATAGCCAGCTTGATAGCAAGACGGCAAACGCCGGAGAAAATAATTATACAAAATACTGGCGAGATATTAAGCCGGATTATCAGGGACAGCCATGGTGCGCAGCGTTTATTTCATGGTGTATGATGAAAGCATTCGGCTTAGACACAGCAAAGAAACTTTTAAAACATTGGCCATACGTTTACTGCCCGACAATGGCGGATTTATTTACTTTGAACAGCAATCCGAAAGCTGGTGATATTGTAATTTTCAAACATAATGGAGAATTTACACACACCGGAATCGTAATAAAAGTGTCAGGAGATCGGTTCTGGACAGTCGAAGGAAACACTTCTGGTGGCTCTACAATTATCGCAAATGGTGGTGGAGTATGTCAGAAAAGCTACTACAACAGCAACCTCCCGGGAACAAAATTCTGCACTCCAAACTACAGTTTAGTCAAAGATACAACGCCAGTTTCAGGCTCAGATGCAGTCAAAAAGCAGAACACAAGAGCCTACATTGCACAGATTAAAAAAGACACAAAATGTTATACAAAATCAAACAAAAATAGCCCATCTAAACTGTTTCCGAAGCTGAAAAAAGGTGCAGTTGTAGAGGTGATGAAGTACACAGAAACTGACAGTTCCGGGCTGAAATGGTACTTCGTCAGAATCCCGTACCCGAATGATGATGGGTTCGTATTTGAGTTTGTCCCGAAGGGCGTATTTACCAGAATTTCAGAAATTCATAAATAAAAACTCCCGGGGATAGCACCCCGGGAATCATGTTCCTTATAACATATTGTATCATTTCGTTTTGTAAATCCTATTAGTTCGTTGGACACACGTTAGTCACAAACAAAAAAATCATTTCCTAATTAAATATCCTCTAAAGTACTGTATTTAAAGGACTTTCTGACATTTGCATAGCTCTAATTAATATCCTGATTGAATACAATTAGAATAATGAAAATGAAATGAGTGAATTCCTTGCAAAATCGCTGAGAATGTTGATTTTACAAGGGTTTCACGCGTTTTTATGTTCTGAATTGTGATGAATAAAATTGATAAAATAAGATTCCGTTAGTCACAGTTAGTCACAAATGGGACTTTTATCTTTTCAATCTCTGTTCGGAGCTCTTCTAGCGTCCTGTGTCCATATACCGCGTTTGTAACATCTCCACCAAAAGAGTGACCCAGCATTCGCTTCCGGTCGTTCTCCCGGACGCCGTATTTTTCACATAACATGGAAAAAGTATGGCGGCAGTCGTGTGGCGTGTGTTTCGGATCGCCAACAATCCCAAGACGTTCGAGTGTAGGATAGAACAACGCTTTTCTGTGATGCTGCTGAGTATACACGCATAATTTTCCATCTTGTGTCAGCACTTTCTGTTCGACAAAATGGTATATAGCGGGATGTATCGGGACAATTCTGTTTTTACCGGCTTTTGTTTTGATGCCGCCTTGAAAGTATCCTTCTTCTAAGTTGGTTGTAAGTTTTAACACTTCACCGATTCTCCAGCCGGAGTAACACATAATAAGAATGAGCTGTACTTCTTGATTGTCGGTATTATTCCACAGCACTTGCATTTCCTGATCAGAAAAGGGCGTTCCATGTTCGGTGTCATTATCAGCATTGACATGGACATATAACGCCTTGTTTTCCGTTACAATTTCTGAGTAAACAGCATATTTATACATCTGCTTGAACAGCGTAAGAATCGCCATGAGACTCTGACGCTTTAACGGGCAGTCATCAATGACTTTTTGCAGATCAGGTGCTTTTAAATCCTCGAATACACGATTATACAGAGCCGTGCAGTTTGAGTAAGCGGTCTGGTAAGCTATCTTCGAACTATAAGAAAGTTTTGAACCCTCTGGAAACTTCCATGCGTAAAACTTCTTATATACCTCTGAAAACGTCAATTTCTTGATTTCCGGGTGTTTATCCTCTACGCCCTTGATTGTATTGTAGTCAGCAATCAAGCGAGTAACAAGGGTATCTACGTCCGTTGTAGGTGATATCTCAAGATCCCGTTCCATCCCTGGCTGATATGTTCCTGCCTTGTATGCGGTCAGTACAGTAAATCCTTTAATCCAGTCGTCCACATAGCAGATTGCAGGCGGGCGGACTGGCTTTCCGGTCTTTTCATCCAGTACTGCCGGAGGATGGACCGCAAATGGATTCCTGCGGTTGCCGCCCAGGTACCGTATTGTTCCGAAACTGTTGGGGAGTTTCGGGTATTTCTTTCTTTTCTTCGCCATTTTTATTCCCTCTTTCTGTAGCTGTATTTAGGTATAAAAATAACAGCCGAACAAATTTTCTGACTTGCCCGACTGCTCCGAAGATGATACAATATGTTTTGCCAGAATATTACATTTCTTCGGAGATGTATAAACGCCACCTCGGTACGCCAATGCCGGGGTGGTTTTTTATATTTAATTAACGGTTACATTGAATATGGCTGAATATTTGTCTGAGTCTGAATATCCATTGTCTGAATATTGGTCAATATAGATTTTGAAATTTCCTTTGTGGTTTACACCAATACATTCCTGCGCATGACATTTAGCGCCTACTGGAATCTCTTCAGGGTAATAAGTTGGCGAATTTGGATAAGTGTATCCGGTGTATCCCTGAGAATCAATATATTTGTATAATCCCAAAGACATATATAGACCGTCAAAATCTGAAGAATAGTACCCAATGTTTTCATAGGTGTAATCTACTAAATATACAGCCGCCGGATTGGTGCTTGAATAAGGGTTTCTTTCGCTCATTTCAGTAACTGAATTGATTGTGAATTTCCATTGTCCTGGAACTGTCCAAGTCTGCCCCATGCTGTATGTTTGAACTGATGGCCTCGGAGCTGGCGTAGGCTGCACATAAGGTTTTATGACATTTACAGTGGTTACAAATTCCATTGTTGATACTTTTCCTGTTATGGTTGAGCAACCGACTGATTTACCATAAATCTTTCCGCCAGATGTTATTGATACAATGGATGGATCGGAAGAAGTCCATTTGACTTTTTGCTTTGTGCCGCTGATCTTGAATTGATATGATTTGCCTAAGTCAATAACAGAAATGAATTGTTTCCACTTCGGAACTTCTGATGTGAGTTTGCATTTATAAACAGTTCTTCCTTTTTTGGCAGTGATTACAGCAGTTCCTTTTTTCTTTGCAGTTACAACGCCTGAGGATGAGACAGAAATACATTTCTTGTTGGAACTTGTCCATTTGTATCCTTTTTCCGGCCCTTTAAATTTAGCTTTTTCTGATTTTAAAATGTATGCAGTTACTGTTTTGCCTTTTTTCAAAGCGATCGGGGTTCGGTATGAATAGTATGTAGGTACTATGCTTGAACTTCCTCCAGTATTGGTTCCGTCCCCGAACTCACTTGCCATCGCCGGTATGCTGCATAATAGCAAACATAGCATGAGCAAAAGTGAAATTACTTTTGAAAATCGTTTCTTCTTCATAAAATCCCTCCTATTATATGATTTTCACCACGTTTCGCACTTTCCATGCGGATTATGTATTTTGTACCGCTGATTTTGCAATATTATGTAAAGTACGGTTATTCGTGGTATTTTTATTTTATCATTTTGAGAACGCGTTGTAAAGATTTAGAACGAAATAGAGTGATTTAGATGAAAAAGAAATGTTTTTTTCTATAAAATAGTGAGAGTTCATGTATATCATTGGCAGTTGCCAAGAGTCGGAATAGGTGGTATAATAGCAAAAGCGAACTAATGTTCGGTTCTATTTCCCACAGCCGAACATATACTGTAGTGTAGGCGGTAGTTGCGACAGGGAGGGTTATTTATGGATTATAAGAAGGAAATTATTGAGATGATAGATAAAATAAATGATGACAGTCTGCTTGAATTCTTCTATAGATTCATTGCCAGAGTATTAAAAAACCGGGGAAATTAATCCCCGGCTTTATTTTTGGAATAGAGAGCATCTACGTAGCCATAAACTAACTGTTGGTCGTCTTTTGGAAGATTAGTGAGTTTTTCAATACAGGACAGTAGCTGTGGATTTCCTGAGATATCTGCGACTAATTCTGCATTGTCTGGCTTATGTTCCGTCCATCCCATTAAGTAAGCAGGCGATACGCCTAATGCCTTAGCATAGTCACGCACTTTCTTTATAGAAAGTTCTCTTGAATTTTCAACCTTATTCACGGAAGATCTTGACTTATATCCAAGTTTTAATGCCAGTTCTTCTTGCGTCATGTCTAAATTTTCACGGCACTTTCTAATTCTTTCTCCTATGTTCATGGAGTTTACCTCCTTTCTGCTTACAATGAGAGTATAACATGTGTTGAAAAATATTTCAACATTTTTTGAAAATATTGTTGACAAAAATATCAACACGGGTTATAGTGTTAAATGTAGACAGAAACATCAACAAAAAGAAAGGAGGAACAGGAATGGTTGATACTCCATTGCTTGAACAGAGAATTAAAGACTCTGGAAAGAAATATGGATATTTGGCTGAGAAATTAGGGATTTCAAGGCAGTATTTCAGAATGAAATGTAAGAACAAGGCAGACTTCACAAACAGGGAAACAGATATTCTCTGTAGTGAACTTGGAATCACATCACTTACTGAGAAAGAAAAAATTTTCTTTAAAAAGTAGACAAAATCATCTACAAAGTTCTTAACTAGAAAGGAAGTGAAAACAGTTGAGCAGATCAGCAAGGAGAAAATTCCGGTCCCTGGAAAGAAGAATTGCCAGCCTTGAATCGCAACTTCAAGACCAGCAACAAATTATTTCTTCTCAGTGTCCGAAAGTCCGCCCTGAATCACTTTTAGAACGGGCGGTTCGTGATGCTCAGTCAGGTGTTCATATTCCAGCATTCCGAATGAATCTAGGTAATCGAACATTATTTGAACAGAAGACTGAATAGATGTATTTACGGCATTTCTGATGATTTGGAATTGTTCTTTTGATATGCAAGGTTCGTCTTCCGGCAGACCTTGTAACAGGCTCTGAGCAATATTAGCGGAATTTTCCGACAGGATTCTTTCAACATCAGAGTTAATGACCGACATAAATTCATCATAAGTCATTTTTTTTAATACCTCCTTTCCAAAGGAGAGTATAACACAAAATCAAAAAACGAAACAAAGAAAGTGATTTGCGGATGACTTTGGGTTACGCAATCGCATTGAGGGATAAAGAACAAAGGAGGTGAAGAAAAATGTTAGACTGCACCGTCAGTGAAAATATTCTCGGTCAGGTTTCAGTTCAACTCGAAATGACGAGCCACGACTGGTCGAAATTAAAAATGTCCGGCGTGTGGAGTCAGGTGGAACAGATTCTAATGGAATCTGAAACACAAAGTAGCCGCTGCTTCCACCATATCCAGACAAACAAACCGGAAGAGACATGTTGTACAAGCTGTCGGAAGAAACGGTTTTTCCACCGATTTTCCGGTCTGAAGAAGCAACGATAGTTGGCAACTTATTGCATGGATATGTAATTCCGTTAATAACAATGGAGACATCTGTGATTGATATTACGGAATTTGAGAGATTGTCGAACTGGATATAAGCCAAAGCCAGTTGTTTTTCTGGGCTATATCCAAAATAAGGCAAGCTTAAATGAAGATTACGCCGTGATTGAAATAATTGCCAAGCAGTTCCAGCAGACCCTATTAACCCAAGGATAAAAGAAACATTTTCAAACGTAATGATTCCTTTAGCCGATTTTAAAATTGAAATAATTTGATTTATTTTAATCACCTCCCATCTATAGGGAGTATATCACAAGAAAGGAGACTTATGAACGAATTACAGATTTTTAATTCAGGGGAGTTCGGAGAAATTCGAACAATAGAAATTGACGGTAAACCGTACTTTGTTGGCACTGATGTTGCCAAAGCTCTTGGATATAACAATCCCAGAGATGCCGTATCAAGGCATTGCAAGGGAGTCGTGAAACGCGACACCCCTACATCTAGTGGCATTCAGTCAATGTCATACATAAATGAGGGAGATTTGTACCGCTTAATTATGAAGTCGAAACTTCCATCGGCAGAGAAATTCGAATCATGGGTTATGGATGAAGTTCTTCCGACAATCAGAAAGACAGGCTCATACCAGAAGCCACTGACGACAGTTGAACAGATACAGGTTATTGCGACAGGGTTCTTAGATCACGAAGAACGGCTTAACAGACTTGAAAACACCATGACTATTGACTACGTGCAGCAGGAATCTATTAGAGACTTAGTATCAAGTGTCGTAATTGCTCACCTTGGTGGGAAAGAGTCAAATGCTTACAAGGAAATTGGCAAGAAAGTATTTGCTGAATGCAACAGGGATATAAAGATTTACTTCGCAGTAAATGCCCGTAATAACATCCCTAAGCTGAGATTTGAAGAAGCTATGGAATATGTTAAGAACTGGCATCCATGTACAAATACAGTAATGTGCATCAGGGACTGCAATGCTCAAATGTGTATTGAGTAGAAAGGAGCATAAATGGACGCATTACAATTTAATAAAGCCGTCAGCCAGCACTGCAAAGAATCTGGTGGAGACTGTTGCAAATGTGACCTACGGCTTTACTGTTACCTATCGCCAAGTGAGCGACCAGATGAGTTAGTGAGCCTGGTTATTGATTTTTTGCATAACCACATTGAAAACCATGGTCATTATACCCATCACAGCGCGGCTTCATTTCCGTGTATTGATGATATGGACATGAGCACCGCAGTAGGCGGCGACTGTTACCAGAAACCTCATACTCTTCATAAACAGTCACATGCTTGTGAATCTTGTGGCAGTGATACAGTCGAGTGATTGTTTCAACCATATAATTCTCCTTTCTCCGTACTCGGCATGGAGGTGCCTGTAAGTACATTATAGGTAGGAGAAAAAGAAAAAAACAATAGAAAGGAGCAAATTATGAGTAAAATTTTCATTCCACACGAGCTTAAAACCATCGAAGTTGACACAGAAAAGAAAATCTTCCGCATCAACGGAGAGGATTTCGGACATGAATGTACAGGTTTTATGATTTCCTGTACACCGGATGATTTCCGTATTGATATGGAAGTGGACACGACCGTACACTTTGCAAACTATTCCAACAAGGGAAAATCGAGAGAACAGGGAACATATAAAGCAGAAGTTCCTTTGGTTGAGTCTCACAGAGCACCGTAAGCTTTCAGAAGATAAGAAACATTATATTCTGGGGTATATGGACGGAGTTATTGATTACAGTAATTCTGACCAGAAAGAAAACAAGAAAGGAGCATGAAATGAGCGAAGTGGATACTTACATTAAAGAGAACGCCGAAGTTCATCAGTTCGCCGCAGAGGTTGCGAGAATCATATCAGGTATCCCACAGATGCCGGAGTTCTCAAACGAGCGCCTGACAGTATCAGACGTGAGCAAGATGACAGGCATTCCTACACCATCTGTCAGAGCAGGAATCATCTACGGGTGGCTGCCTATCGGTACGGCGTATCGTGGGAATAAAGTGATTCACGACAGAAAAGGTTCTGGAAGAATAGAATTTGTTATCTCTCCAAGAAAACTCTGGGAAGAAACAGGATATGTCTGGAGAGGAAAAGAAGCATTAAAGTGATAGTGCCCCGGAGGGAGCCGATACCTCCGCCCCGGAGCGTTGCACCAACTAAACCACACTTAGTAGGTACAGGTTAATTATAACTTCGTATCTGCTAATTGTAAATACCAAAAAAGGAGAAATTAGCACGATATGAGCAGAAATAGCACAAATAAATGTGAAAATGTTCCGACATGGGACGAACTTGAGTTCATTCTTGCGACAGAAATTGTCGAAGAAAGTAGAAAAAAAGCAAGAAAATGGTTCACTGCATGGATTGTAACAGTCGCTGCACTGGTGGCGAGTAACCTTGCGTGGATTGCAGGAGAAATGAAATAAAATGAAAGAGTATATGCTAATTGCTGTTTGTATGCTTGCCGGGAAATATGTGGACATACCTATCTGGCTGAACATCTTTTTTGGCATCTCGGCAGCATGGGCGGTACGCCAGATGAAAGCAGACTGGCAGTAGGAAATAAGGAGGATAAGAAGATGTTCAAGAAAGAGATTGATGAAATTTACGAACTTTGTAAAAGAGTTGTGAACGAAGTTCCGACAGCAAACGTCACATTCGATTTTTCAGGCTACGGCTTGGAAGTAAGAGGGGTTAAAAGGAAAGAAGATGTTCGCCTCCCCAAAGACAAATTTAAATGGGATTTATATCAGCATGTATCTTTTAATCCATTTTTCGAGAAAGAAAGCCGTGAAAGCCTCAAAGCAATCAAAACTTTCCTGTTGGAGCTTCTGATAGATGGGAAGTGTCCAAATGAGTAAGCAGATAGCAATTATGAAACTTCTTCCCAGTCTGGAGATAGCAGGATGTATTAATGAACTGCTCAGAGAGCTTCAATCCAGAGGAGATCACATTTTAGATTATGAGAACTGCGACATGTCTCTGGACCATGTGGAATACCACAAAGCCGAAGATATCGACGGAGAGAAGTTCGGAGATGCATCAGATAACCTTTATTGTTTCTTTAAGGCGGTGTAAGTATGGACGAACGCATTCAGGAAGTATTGAGACTAATCGATATACAACTTGCTATAGTGCCGGATAATCCGATTGAAGAGCAGTATAAGGCAAGGACATTGGCAAGCTATGTACAGGCTTTAAATGGGCTTTTAGTGGCTCAGAAAGCAACTAAGGAGGGTAACAATGGAAAAGTTTGAAATCCGTATTCCGGCTAAAAAGAAGAAAACAATCAGTGAAAAGGAGAATCCGGTTGTGAAGATTACTCCAGAAGCATACAACACACTGGTTGAAATCTATAACGAATCAACTATATCTATGAAAGACATTGCAAGTTTACTGATTGTAGAAGCCAGTAAGTGCGTGGTCTATGACAAGGGGGATTGAAATTGAATATCTATGAAAAATTAGGAGTTATTCAGTCAAAGCTGAAAGCTCCCAAAGGACAGTACAATTCCTTCGGGAAATACAAATACAGAAGTTGTGAGGACATTCTTGAAGCAGTAAAGCCGCTTCTGGCAGAAACAAAGACAGTATTATGTATCACTGATCAAATGGAAGTGGTCGGAGACAGAGTCTATGTAAGAGCAGAAACACATTTAAAAGATGCAGAGGATTCTTCTTCTGAAATCGTAACAGTTGCTTATGCAAGGGAAGAAGAGTCAAAAAAAGGCATGGATTCTTCCCAGGTTACAGGCGCAGCGTCATCTTATGCAAGAAAGTACGCACTGAATGGTTTGTTCTGCATTGATGACAACAAAGACAGTGATTCTACTAATACAGGTAGTAGTGGGAAAACAGCATCTAAAAAGCCAGAATCAAAAGAACCTGTTGAGATGATTACTTCAGAAAATGTAATGAGCATCCAGAACATCATTGACAAATATCCGAGTTCTAACTTGTTTGAACAGATTAAAACTCGTTTCAAGGTAGACGATGTAAAAGGACTCACAAAAGAAAAAGGGCAAAAATGCCTCAAAATGTTGATTGAGTACGATAAGCAGCATAGTGGAAAGGAATAAAAAATGAACAAAGTTATTCTTACAGGACGATTTACAAGAGATCCAGAAGTCAGATATACAAATGATGGAACATCAATCGCAAGATTTTCCGTTGCAGTCAATAGAAGATTTGCAAAAGAGGGTTCTGATCAGAAAGCGGACTTCCTTAATTGCGTTGCATTTGGAAAGTCTGCGGAATTTATCGAAAAATATTTCAGAAAAGGTATGAAAGCAGATTTATCTGGAAGAATCCAGACAGGATCCTATACGAATAAAGACGGCGTGAAGGTATATACAACAGATATTGTTGTCGAGGAAATCGAATTCGGCGAAAGCAAAGGTTCTTCACAGGCACAGACAGCATCACCTACACCGAATCCAGAAGCCGACCCGGACGGATTTATGAGTATTCCAGATGGAATTGATGAGGAGATGCCGTTTGCATGATACAAATTGACAGTAGAGAACATCAGAAAGTTATCGATGGTATTAAAAAGGCATTTGACGAGGCAGGAGAAAAATGGTTCGTGTCAAAGCTGTATGTGGGTGATTACATGAATTATGATAACCCACGTTTAGTAGTTGATAGAAAACAGAACCTTGCAGAGTTATGCGGAAATGTATGCCAGCAGCATGAAAGATTCCGATCTGAAATTATCCGGGCAAATGAAGCAGGAATAAAACTTGTCTTCTTATGCGAACACGGGAAAGGAATCGAAAAGCTGGATGACGTTCTCTGGTGGGAGAATCCCAGGGCGAAGAAGCGGGTTAAGAAAAATGGTGTTTGGATCGAACAAGAACAGAAAGTTATGCACGGCGATACGCTGTACAAAATTCTATGCACAATGCAGAGAAAATATGGCGTTGAATTCCTATTTTGTGACAAAAAAAATACTGGAAAACGAATAATGGAGATTCTGTCGGATGGACAAAGAAACAATTAAGCAACAGAACAGTATGAGAGATATTCTTGTCAGATACGGAATGATTCCGAACAGAGCTGGCTTTATCAGTTGCCCATTTCACCCCGATGACCGTACTGCTTCATTGAAAATTTACAAAGACAGCTACTATTGCTTCGGATGTGGCGCGTCAGGAGATATTTTTACTTTCGTTCAGAATATGGATAATTGCGATTTTAAGACAGCTTTTCAGATTCTTGGTGGAACATATCATAAACCTGATTTTTCGTCCAGAATGGCAATATATCACGCTCAGAAGCAAAAAGAAATGAGAGAGAAGGAAGAACAGAAGAAAAAGGTTGAGCTGCAAGAATGCTTGTCGGATATAGATTTCTACAGAGCTATCCTTGGCAGAGTGAAACCATTATCTGACGGATGGTGTGAAGCATGGAACAGGTTGCAACTTGCGCTATATCATCATGGATTCATAACAGGACTGGAAGAAGGTGATTAAAAGTGGAAATGATAAACAAGCTCACGAAGGATTCTATTCTGGACGAAGAAGTGTTTGACGAGATATTCAGCCAGGAAGACGAGATATACAAGGCGCGTCTTACACTGACTCTTCTGGACAGAGCCAAGGAGCTTGGCGTAAAGAAAAAATTTGAAGATTTGCTGAAGGCTTATACGAAAGTACAGAAGCAGATGATTGAAAAAGAAAAAAGTAGCAAGGCTGTTTCGATGCTGGACCAGTGGACTAATTTCTCCGATTGTGAATATGACAGAATGAAGTGCCTTAACTGGGTAGCGGATGATGATGGAATCAGAATATCAAACACAAATCCAGGATCACCGGATATTATAGCTTGTTATCACCCTATTCTTCCGATTGAACGAATGAAGAATCTGGAGACTGGAGAAGAACAGATAAAGCTAATCTATAAGAGGAATAATAAGTGGTCAGAGGTTATTGTTCCAAAAACCATGGTTGCGTCAGCGAGCAAAATTGTTGGTTTATCCGCGCTTGGTATTTCAGTGACTTCCGAGAATGCGAAGTTTCTTGTCCGGTATCTGTCAGATGTTGAGAACGCAAATGACGATTATATCAATATTCAGTATTCCTCCAGCAAAATCGGGTGGATTAGGGACTATTTCTTGCCTTATGACAAGGATATTGTATTCGATGGAGATATGAGGTTCCGACAACTGTATGAAAGCATCAGCGTAGGTGGCAGCAGAACAGAATGGTATGAACACGTGAAGAAGGTTCGCGCTACTGGAAGAATCGAACCAAAAATCATGTTGGCTGCAAGTTTTGCAAGCATTCTAATTAAACTGGTCGGTGCTCTTCCGTTTTTTGTAGACCTCTGGGGGGAAACTGAGGGTGGCAAGACTGTAACGCTTATGTTGGGGGCTTCTGTCTGGGCGAATCCAGGTGAATCTAGGTACATAGGAGACTTTAAGACAACCGATGTGGCCTTGGAAGCTAAGTCTGATATGCTAAACAACTTACCGCTGATTCTGGATGATACCTCTAAAGTGTCGGCTAAAATCAGAGATAATTTTGAAGGTATTGTATACGATTTATGTTCCGGAAAAGGAAAGAGCCGTTCCAACAAGGAGCTGGGTGTTAACCGGGAGAATCGCTGGCAGAATTGTATCCTTACTAACGGTGAACGTCCACTGGCCGGGTATGTCAGCCAGGGCGGAGCGATTAACCGAATTATTGAGGTTGAGTGCTCTGAAAAGATATTTGACGACCCGCAGCTTACCGCAGATACCCTTAAAAAGAACTACGGGTACGCAGGAATCGATTTTGTAAATGTAGTTAAGGAAATGTCCATTGACGATATAAAAGCCATGCAGAAGCATTTTCAGAGCCTTATACAGGATGATGACAAGATGCAGAAGCAAAGCATATCAATGAGCATTATCCTGGCAGCAGATAAAATCGCAACAGATCAGCTGTTCCATGATGGTCAGTACATTGACATTGAGACGGCTAAGAATCTTCTGACAGAGAAAGAAATGGTATCTGAAAACGAACGTGCTTACTGGTTCGTGCTTGATAAGATCGCTATGAACGGAATTAAGTTCGATGATAACCCAGATATAAAAACAGAAAGGTGGGGAATTATTGACAATGACCCGGTAGAGAAAACGTCGACTGCAATAATCTATAGTGCAGCGTTTGATGATTTATGCAAAATTGGAAGATTCTCTCGGAAAGCATTTTTATCATGGGCTGTTAAGAAGGGGCTTGTAGAAACCGACAGCAGAGGTTATCCGACCAAGGCGAAGAAACTGGACGGAATTGTTACAAAATGTGTGTTCTTGAAAATTGTAGATGAAATTCCAAAAGGTTTTGTGAATTGTAATGATGATTTTGAGATTACAGACGATATTGTGTTTGATTGATAAACAATTCGTCCAAAAGGTAACCGGGTAACCTAGGTAACCTTTGATTCTGCATATATATATACGAGTATTTATATGTGCATATTGAGTATAAAAGTTTCCCTATATGAGAAAGTCAGGGTTACTCGGTTACTCGGTTACCTACCTGTAAAATCAATGGTTTACACGAATTAGTACGGTTACATCTCGGTTACTGTGGGTTTCTACAAGCCCCTTCTTAACAG